AAAAGAATATAATGAAGAAGATATGCAAGGATGGTAGTTGACTTACCAGATTGACGAGCCATTTTACAGATCACAAACCGTTCTTTGTGAAACCTGTTAATCATTTCTGTCTGATAATCTCTGAGATCAAACCTAATTAATCCTTCATCAACAGAAACAATTTTTATATGTTCATTGACAAAATGAAGAGGATCTTGTTGACATCTAACATACTCTCCGATTTGTTCCTCAGAGAAATCTTGAGGAACATATGCAGATTTGAGTAAAGGATTGCCTAAGTAGGTTTGTTGTTCTATCATTATTTAATTTAAATTTAAACAATATTTTGAATGAGAAACACCACAATTGCAGCAGACATTCCCCAAAGAAAACACATGTAAGACCATTTAAGATATTTATATTTACTGAGTGCAAGAACTTTTCCTTGCCCGTAAATATCTCCAGCCATTGCATCATATACTTTATCATCAGTCATCAAAGTTTTTGCATAATCTTCTTTATATTCTTCTATTGGTAAATGTGCAAAATGTCCGAAAAACAAAGGATTGAATAAAGGAGAGTTCCTATCTATTTCTTCAGAACCTTTCCTTTTAGGATAATCTGTATTTGGTATAATTGCAAAAATTGCAAATAATAAAGCAAAAAAACTACCGATAGCAAATGTAAGTAATGGCCATTTCATTGCTTCATTATCCAAATTTGCAATGGTTATTGAAAATACAATAGATGCTACAGTAATCATAATATTTGCCTTTGCATCTGCCATCAATCCTAATCTCATTTGATTGCCATGATTAACACGTAGGATATTATCTACAGCAGTACGNTTTTCTGGTACTGCCTCAAAACAATTTGTTTTTGATTCTCCGTCTTCAAGAATTTCTTCAGACTTTGAATAAGGGGTAACGTGTGACATGTATTTTTACCTTAATGGTGGTGCGTATAATAATCCTCCATGAATATATAACTTATTTAATCCCCGATTCAATCCAATCGGAGTATTTATTCCTACATTNCGTTCATATATCTCTTTATAATTACCAAGTTGTTTAATGATATAATATGCCCACAACTTATCCAATCCTAATTTTATCCCCAAATTTGGATGTTCTTCTCCATTCCGNTCNCCCATAAATCGTTGAATTGAAGGATTTTTATGTTGTTTNAATCCATCAATATTGTNTTGTGNNATTCCCANTTCTTCTGCAAGGAAAAGAACAAANANTGACCAACGAACAATGTCTGCCCATTGTTGATCTCCGTACTTNACAACTGGGCCGAGAGGTTCTTTAGAAATAACTTCTGGAAGAATCATGTGACGGTCTGGATCATCNAAACTCAATCGGTTTGATGCTAATCCAGATCTGTCAGTACCATACATATCACATTNTCCGGCCGCATACAATTCTTTTACATCTTGATCTGCGGATATTTCAATTGGAACAAATCTAATTTCATGATATTCAAAAAAATCTCTTATATTCTGTGCAGCTGTTGATGNTNCACTAAAACAAACCGATGCACCNACCAGTTGTTTTGCAGATGATACTCCAAGATTTTTTCGTACCATAAATCCTTGACCATCAAAATATGTGGTTGCAACATATTCAAGTTTCTTTTCTACATCTCTAGAAAATGTCCATGTTGTTGCTGCAGAAAGAACATCAATTGATCCATCTATCAATCGTTCAAATCGTGTTCTTCCNTTGATACCTATGAATTGAATCCGCCATTGATTACCAAANACAGCAGAGGCAACTGCCCGACATATNTCTATATCAAACCCAACCCAAACTTTACTTTCTTCGGCCTCTTCTACCTCTTCCGAAAAGCCGGGAAAATCGGGATAAGTTCCACAAATAATATATCCTCTTTTTTTCACTCTNGCAAGAGTAGAACCATAAGNAGGAAAATATTCATCCTTCATCTTATAGTTNTTCTCACCTTGCGGAAGCATTTGTTGATGTATCTNTTTAATTTTTCGTAACTCAANCACTTCTGCATGAAGNGAATCATAATCATCTTGAGNTANAGNAGAANNATCTTGTCCTTCAACGGTAGACATTGCCAGTATCCAAAAAACCCAAACCAAAGATATGATTANTTTACCTANCATNATNATTTAAGAGTTCNATAGATTGCCATCAACTCTTCATCTGCCATCGGAGTTTGCATNGTATAGTATCTNTCATGNCCAACTCTCATGAAGGATTTAACATCACTAAAACTTGGATATTTTGATTGAAGATTATGAAGAAGATGATCTGGATCAAGATGACAAGTTGCACACATATTGTCTTTCGCAAATACTCTTGTTGCTTTCTTATATCGTTCACTCTGAACCAAAACAGCAGAAAGATCCTTTTCCATCCATACTACTTTTTCATCAATATCTGGCATTATCATGAAAACCAAATATACCAACAATCCGATAATAACATAAATCCATACTTTACTTGCAGCAACTATTCCCCTAGTTTCAAGTTCAAGTTGTTCTAAACGATTTGCATGTTCATCTGTAATTTCACGATGTTCTGTATCTTTTGTTTGTTGTGCCATAATCTACCTCACTTCTTTCCTGCTTCATTAAGTTTTTTGGTTATTTGTTGTTGAAACCATTTGAGAACAATNGGTATGCTCACGTTAGATGTCAATCCAAAAAGATAACCGATAGGATAACGGTAACTTTCATAGGCCGCAAGTTGTGGAACATTTGTAAATACAACCGTTATAAGCATATAACCTGTTATAGACATTCCCATATTGATAAAAAGATCTAACAGTATCAACCATTTGTTTGTATATTTTTCCTTATTGTCCGTCCTATAATTAAACAGAAATATAAAAAATGATGAAAATAGAACTAATCCCATCATTATAAGTTCAGACATATTAAATAATTCGTTCATTCAGCTTACTCCTATAAAGTTTAGGGGAATCCTATCTTCTTTAAATCGTTGATTGTTGAATTGGCGTTGATATGGTGAACTCCTATACCTCCGGCAGATTCCCATTCTCTGATATTTCCTAAATGATCGTCTATCAGAATGTTTGGTCTTTTGTCTCTACCGTCCATAGCAAAGTTTTTCTTATGTTTTCTCAATACTATTTTCATTCTATCTGATGAAAGTTTGAAATGTTTCTTCATCCATCGTGATTTATCTTTCCATGCTCGTTTTGCGATAGGGCCTCTTGACTCTTTTGGTACTGCGGTCAACATGAAAGGTTGGAATTGTTTAATATATTTCCAAAGTATATGAGCATCAGTCATTGGTGGTAATTGTAAAAACATATCAACTGGTAAATCATCCCAATCATCATCCGTAAATTTATGTCCTAAAATGTTTGTGGTGTATGTGATAAAATCAGCCACCACTCCATCCATGTCACAATATATTTGAGGATTGTCAAATTCTATTAAATGTTGGACAAATGATTTCATTTAAAACGCTCCAAAAAGCCACAAAGCATATCCAGTTACAAAGAATGCTAAAATGAATATCAATATGATATCCATAGGGTTAAAATTCATTTTCCAGCTCTTTTCAACATTGTTATTTTCTTCTTCCATGCTGGTTTCTTCATTTCTTTTTCAATCACTTGAAGAGTTTCTAATAGATTATGAAATGAACTCATATAACTGTTTATGGATTCATAATTACCATCCTGAGCCCATTTTACAAATTGTTTAGAACCATAAACTAATTTATCTTTGATTTGAGAAAATCCTAATCTCCCAAATCCACTAGTCATAACTTCTGGATCTTCAGCATCTTCTAAAGTCTTGGGGTTTGTATCCCAAATATATGCATCTCTTGCTTCAGTAATTTTATCAAAATTTTTAAATTTTCTCATGTTTTTGTCATCCAACTAATGATTGATGCTGCTATTGCTCCGATGGCACCAGCAACTAAAGAAGTCATACCCATAAGGCGAGACTTCCATTGTTCTACAGCACGAACTCTTTCTTCTAGTTTTGTAATGTGTTCTGTTACTCTACGTTCAGAATTACCAATTTCATCATGAACATTTCCAATACGAGTATGCAGAAGTTTAAGTTCAGAACGAATCTCTTCATCGTGCTTTCTATGTTCATCTTGTCTTGAATTTAAAGTTTTAATTTCTACTGTCAAGTCTACGATCTTATCTGCAGTTGTATCTAATTTGGATAGAAGAGCATCAATTTGTCTTCCTCTGGCCTCAACCTCTTGTTGTAAAAGTCCAACTTGGAGCTTGACGGACTGTAACTCTTCTGGCATGACACTATACCTTAAATAACTGTGTCATTCTTATCAATTCAATTCCTGCATTCAATCCTTCTTCAATTTTTTGAGAAAGGTCATCATCTCCATCTTCAGTGTCAAGATCCCATCGTTCAGATACAAATGTAACTAATTCATTCCATTCTTCAGCATCAAGATCTTCAATTTCTGGAATAATATCTTCTATATTATCTATTGCTGGGCCCAATTTTTTGAGGGGTTCAATAAAATTAAGACCATCTCTCCAATTAAATTCACCATCTGCGTTTGACTTTTTAATTGCTTCTGCCAAAGAAAACACAAATGATAAAAGTTCTTTAGTTTCCTGTATTCCATATTTTTCTTCTGCCATTTTAACTCCTTCCATATTTGAGAAAAAGCATAGGGCCGCTTTCTCCGTTTTGTAAAATGATAGGTCGCCTTGGATACTTTAGACCATATTCTCTGATTGTTTGTCCTACTTTACCTTTACCAACATACTTTTCATATCTACCGTACTTCTTTTTACCCAATCTACAATTATAAAATGTCTCTGAATCTACTATGAATACATCTTTACCTGCGAAGGTTGTTCTTTGTACTGATTCTCCCATCATCTGTTTTCTTAATGCTTTAGCCTTTTTTACATCTTCCTTTTTCTTCTTATATGTCAAACCCATATCTAATCCGGCAGTTCCTCCACTACCTATAGAGGTGGCTATTTCAGCTTCTTCAATCTCAACATCTTCTTTTTTTTCTTTATCTAGAAGTGCAGCAATCTTGAGTAGGGTTGTTTTATCTGATTTAGAAAGTATAGATATCTGTCTGTCTCTTGCAATCTTTTCAAGAGATTTTGCATATTCTTTGGTACTTTCACCAAGATCTGCTAATTTTGCTTGTTTATTCCACCAATCTTGAGATTGTTTTTTACCACTTTTAAGAGCTTGTTTCATTAATAATTTTGCTTTTGTAGCAACCAAAGCGCTATGTTCTTGATCACTCTTTCCTTCTCCAAGATCAACTCCTTCAATATACATATTCAATTCATATCGTTTGTTGTCTAGGTTTGCGACTTGAATATGAACTTTTTTCCTCTTATCCGTTCCTAAGATGTAACGGTTGGTTTTTCCACTTGATGGTTTCTTTGGCCCTGTGGCAACCTTGTCATCAATCTCTTCGGGATCTACAATAAATCCTTTTTTCTTTGCGTGTTTGTATGCGTGTTGCATTGCAGCAGAAAAATCTTTGTGATATAAGTCATATCCGCCAGTTCCTGTTGATCTCGTATCTCCTACCAATTCATCAATCTCAACTTCTTCTTTCAATACTGCTGGTATATCTTTATCTGGTGTTACTTTCCAGAATCGTAGTTTCTCATCTGCTGAACCATTTTTAGGTTTCTTTTGACCTATGTCTAAGACCAATCCCTTCCATCTTTTATTTTTTTGTTGTTCAACAGCCTTGAAAAACATCTTCCCATCACTACTATCTTGATGATACACCTTTCCGGCTTCCATTGAAATTTCATCAATTTCAACCTCTTCTTTTTTACCCTTCTTTCTTTTGAAGAAATGAGGTATCCTTTTCATTTTTTTTCTATAATAATGCTTTCTTAAAAATTTTTTTTGCAATAGGCGCTGCTATTTTTGAACCACTTCCGCCGTGTTCTATAACTACTGATACTGCAATTTTTGGATTTTTATATGGAGCAAAACCTAGAAAAAGCGCGTGATCTCTTTGGTTAAAAGGTAAATCTTTATTTGGAATAATTCCTAATTCTCTTTCATTTTCTGAAATTGTTCTAACTTGAACTGTGCCTGTTTTGCCTGCAAAAATCGGCCTGCTTGTTCTTGAACCAAAAGCTGTGCCAAATGGTTTATTTACTACTGAAAACATACCATTTTTAATTAATGAAAAAAATTTTTTTTGATATAAAGTTTGAGTGGTAAAAACTTCATTATCATTAGCATT